GAGATGCGGTTGATGAAGCTGAATTGAATCATTATCTGAACAGAGAATTGCATCGTGCAAGAGCAATACAGTTAAAGAGATTAACTATGAAAAAGACATTTGAAGGGTGGAGAGATAGTGCAGTATACGCTGATTATAAAAGGAAAATTAGACAATCTGAATGATTATATAACAGCGTGTCGCTCAAGCCGTTATGCAGGAGCAGAGCTGAAACACAAAAATGAGGATGCTGTCTTGTGTGCAATATATGAGCAACTTGGACGGACACGGATTAAAAAGAAAATTAAGATGCAATACAAGTGGTATGAACCAAACTCAAGAAGAGATCTGGATAACATAAGCTCTTTCGGAAGAAAAGTTATCCAGGATGCTCTTGTGAATGCGAAAATCATCACAGATGATGGGTGGAAAAATATTATTGGATTTTCGGATGAGTTCTACGTGGACAAGGAGAATCCGAGGATTGAAGTGGTAATTGAGGAGATATGAATGGAAATTACATAAAAATAAATCGGTCGTTGCTGGAATGGGGATGGTATCAAGACATCAATACTTGTCGGTTATTCGTGCATCTGCTATTAAGAGCCAATTGGAAAGATGGAAATTTCCAAGGTGAAGTAATCAAAAGAGGTTCTGTAGTATCCTCAATTGCTAAATTGTCAGCTGAAACTAACTTGAGTGTAAGAGAAGTGAGGACAGCAATTTCGCACCTTGAAAAGACTGGTGAACTGACAGTCACACGACATAGTAAATATAGCGTATTTACTGTAAATAATTACTGTTTGTATCAAGCAAGTGACACGCAGAACGACAGACAATCCGACAAGGTAACGACAGAGTATCGACAGAGTAACGACAAGGTAGCGACAACAATAGAAGAAAAGAAAGAAGGGAAGAAGGAAAGAAATAATATAAGGCGGTTTGAACCGCCGGCTGTAGAAACAGTGAGAGCATATTGCATTAAGCGTAATAATCACGTAGATCCACAACTGTTTGTTGATTTTTATGAATCGAAAAATTGGATGGTAGGGAAAAACAAGATGAAAGACTGGAAAGCAGCAGTGCGTACCTGGGAGAAAGGGAGAAGCCAGACAAGGAAGGAAGAGACCGCCAAACATGGCAGCACAAAGTTTAGTAATTTTGAAGGACGAGATTATAACATGGACTCACTGGAAAGCCAACTGTTAGGAGGTTAAGAAATGGCACAGGTGATGAAGCACTGTTTTAACGGACACAGGAAACAATTAGCTGGATATAAACGTGGGAATATGGCAGCGTTTATGCATGCTGGTACAAAGAGAAAATCAAAGAAGCGAGTAAGAGGAAAGTGATATGAACAAGAAAGAGGTATCGGAGATCAAGAAACAATTTACACCTGCAAACTGTGCGATTACACGTATTAGCGGATGTTATGTAGACCATGAGAAAGAAAAGCGAATGACATCAAAAGATGCGTTCTTGTCGCTCCCGGAAGAGGTAGCATTTAAGTATTTCGATATATTCAAGAAAACATTGTCTGGAAGTCTAGGAAAGAATCTGTTGAACATGGAATTTCCTACAGAGCAAGAAAGCCCTGGTGGAAAACAAGAATTCTTGATGCGACTGCGAAAGAGCAGATTGACAGATATTGAGTTGTTAGATGAATTCTACAACAAGATTATTGAGTCGTACGATTATGCAGAAAATTATTACATCGTTCTGATTCATGCAATGTATGATGTGCCGGGAAAAAGCTCGGATGGAACGGAAATGTACGATGCATCAGACAGCGTATACGAATTCCTGTTATGCAGTATATGTCCGGTGCAACTGTCAAAAGCAGGTCTTACATACAATGTAGAGCATGACCAGATTGAGGACCGCATCCGAGACTGGATTGTGGACAAGCCTGATAAAGGATTCCTGTTCCCAGCATTCAACGACCGGAGTACTGATATTCACAGCGTATTGTACTACACGAAGAAATCAGCAGATCTGCAACAAGAATTAATTGACGAGGTACTTGGAGCTGAAATTCCAAAATCAGCAGACGAGCAGAAAGAATCTTTTCAGTGTCTTGTGCAGGATGTCTTGAATGAGAAACTGAATTACGACAACATGAGATTCTTACATGACAAGTTGAATGAACTGGTGGAAGAGCACAAAGATGAGTCAGAACCATTTGAGCTTGACAAGTTGGATGTTAGAAGAATGCTGGAAGAATGTGCAGGTAACGAATTGTCAGATTTTGACGAACATTATAACAAGTGCATTGGCGAGCAAGGAGTGTTAGTTGCGACAAATATTGCCGAGATGAAGACATTCAACATCAAGACATCGAATGTAAACATCAAAGTTGATTCTGATAGAGCAGATTTGGTTGAGACGAAAGTAATTGATGGCAGACCATGTGTTGTGATTGCAGTAGATGGAATTATTGAAGTCAACGGAATAGATGTTGTGACAGTTGGGAAGGAGAAAAATCATGAAGTATAAAGTTGGAGATAAAATCAAAATTATTAAAGGAACAATTGGTTGTTTTGGTGCTGAAGGTGAAATCGGTATTGTGACTAATAAAGAAAGAAGCAACGGACTGAATGAGTTGAAAAAAGGTTTCAATGTAGAGTGTGACGATGGAAAAATATGGAGAATCGGTTTTGATTCTGTGTGTGAGCTTCTGGATGAATTGACAGCGGAAGAGGCAATTAGACTTCAAGCTGAAATGTGTGCGAAAAAGAATTGCAGTGATTGTAAACTAGGTTCTGCGAATAACGGTATGGGTATTAAATGCAATGAATTAGGAAAAAAATACCCTGAACGATTTGTTGAAATTCTCAAACAGTACAAGAAAGACAGTGAGAAAAAGCCAATTGAGACAGAATTCATTTGGTATGTGCAGATTGTAGAAGCTGACACTCATATCTTGAAACATGAAGAGCCATTGAAAGGTGTTCCAGAAGATAGGAGGATAGCGGAAGTTCTCAAGAAATGGTGTTCGGAGCATGAAGGCAAGTATTATGCAATCAGTGAAAGACGATGTGTTGTAAAGGAGTAATCCAATGGGTGCAGAGAAAATGAAAATCTGTCCAGTCTGCGGAAAACAATTCAAGCCGTGGAAACGGAAAGTGTACTGCGATAAGAATTGTGCCACGATAGCTCGATTGCAAAGAAACAAGAAAAAGCGGGAAGTTAAGCAAATTCAGAAAGCAGAATGTTCAATCAGCGAGGTGGCAGCAGAAGCAAAAAGACATGGCATGAGTTATGGATATTTTGTTGGGCTTATGTGGTTGAAAAAGACTAGAGAACCGGAGGTGTACAGATACAGATGGATGTAAGAGAAAAGATAGATTATATGATTCAGTGCTTACAGGTGGCAAAAGGAGAATCCATGTTTTTGGACGAATACAATTCTAAAAACTGGGAAACTGATGGCAGATGGTTGTCCATGCATAGAGCACCAAATAAAGCCTTAATTAAAGATAATCTAAGAAATGTTGCAAGGATGGGATTTCAACTTGTAAATGAGGTGAAATGATGGAATCAGAATGCCTTACATGTAAAAAGCATTATTCACAAGGTGGCGATTGTTGGGAGCATAAACGGAATTGTCTCTATTATGACAAAGAACCAAGAGGAAAAATGATGCTGACTACATTTTCGTTTGAGATGAGATCTGATGCAGAGAATACGCTCGTTAAACAGGGTGAGAAGCTGATTATTAATGATCCGGGAAAAGAAATCGAAATAACCATTATCAAAATTAATTGGGTAGACATGGAGAATATGGTTTGTAATGTGACTGGAAATTATCACGAAAATGAAGAACCGATGCACGAAAAAATAAAGAAATTTAGGGTTGTAAGAAAATAAAAACGAAAGGAGCAGGAGATTTGCTGGCCAGCGTAAAAGAGCTCTTTGCTCCGATAAGAAAATGGTAAATAAGGAATTAAAAGAATATTTAGGTGAATTTAGCGAGGATTCGGACGTAAGTATTATAGTTGCTAATCCAGAAGACAGAAAAGTGTATATGCCGGAATCGGTGGTACTTATGAAGGATGAGGAAGTGCATCAACCATGTTTTATCGTGAAGGTAGGTGCTGCCAGAGAAATGGATGAAGATATTGCAAGAGAAGTTGAAGAAGCTGTGCAGCCAGAATTACCAAAACTGAAAAATAATGACCAGAGAAAAGAGTTTTTGAAAACTTATAGAGATTGGCCAGTATGGTTTGAAGTGCCACAAGCTGACGAAGTGTATTACAGATACATTCTTCCAGATGGAAGTGCAATCGTTATTTGTGAGTATAAACAGTATGTAGCTTGGAAAGAAAGATATACGGACGAGAACCCGGAAAGCACGTACACAAAATCATATCTGTTGGAGCCAGGTTATCATCATCTGCATGATTGTGAGACCAATGAGACAGCACTGGTGAAGAAGCTCATGGAGGTGCAGAAAAGGTGAGAGCAGAAGAATTTGTAAAGCTTGTATCTAAATGCGGGTATGGAACTAAGGCTAGTGCGAAAAGGTACGTGGAAGAAAATCCGAAAGAAGATTATGATACAGACGATTTTAAGGAACTGTATGAAACATCAATGCATTGGCAGGGAATCAGTGGAGATAAAGGACTCAGATATGCTTACGGAGTGAATGGCAAGACCACAGCTTACAGCAATGGAATTAGCGGAAACTCTGGTCCGAGACAAGATTGGGGGATATGAGGCAACATGACAGAACATGAAAAACAAGAAATCATTGCAGAGGTAAAGAAGTCTGTAATGAATGAAATGAAAGATAAAATCGTAAAAGAGGACACACAGAAAACGCTAAAAGTACCAAGAGAAAAGTGGTATGGAGAAAGGTTTTCTACTAGGCAGGACAGTACAATGGTGCAAGCCTTTGACACTTCTTATATGGCATGGGAAGCGTGGGAACATATCAGAAGATTGACTTGCTTAGTGTGTGGCGTGAGATATGTTCGCCAGTTAGAGGGCAATCCAGACGCAGAAAGGATTTGTGATGAGATATGTCAGAAAATCTATGATTTGAGAATAAGTGTAAGTGAGAAAAAATGAGAATAGCACTAATCGAGGTAGACGGTCATAATTTTCCAAATCTGCCACTTATGAAATTGTCGGCATGGCTGAATCCACCAGACAGGGTATATATGAGCAAGGTATTTACCTTTACACCGGATTATCCTCATCCAGTGTGCGCTGGAGAAATAGTCAAGGGAGGTACAGGATACGAATATCCATCCGGTGGCAAGCCATTACCAGAAGAAATCGAACATATCTATCCTGATTACAGTCTATATCCTGAACTTTGCAATAACACAGCTTATGGATTTCTGACAAGAGGGTGTCCGAGAGGGTGTGATTTCTGCATCGTGAAAGAAAAAGAGGGGCAGAAAAGCCACAAGGTATCTGATTTATCTGAATTTTGGAATGATCAGAAGAATATTGTTCTACTGGATCCGAACATGTTCGCTTGCCGAGACTGGAAAAATCTGAGCCAACAGCTTATTGATAGCAAGGCTTGGATAGATTTTTCACAAGGATGCGACATCAGAATCATGACAGAAGAAAAGGCAGAATACATCAAGCAGATGAAGATTAAGCAGATTCATTTTGCGTGGGATAGATACCAGGATAAAGACATCATTGTACCAAAATTCCAAATGTTTCAGAAATTAACTGGATGGGATAGACGGAAAATGACAGTGTATGTCTTATGTGGATTTGACACAACATTGGAACAAGACCTTGACCGGATATACACACTCAGGGATTTGGGATATGCACCCTACGTGATGATTTATGACAAATACAAATTAAAGAAACGTGATCGGCTGAAACGGATGCAGAGATGGGTAAATTCAAGATTTGCATTTATGGCATGTGATCGGTTTGAAGATTATACAGCTTAAAGCAAATAAAGTACCTTGACAATTGAATATTGATGGTTGGAATGGTATAATTCCTGTATAAATTAAATGTACGGGAGGAAATGCCAATGAAAGTAATTATTAGCCAGATGGTCGTGTTTAATGGGAGTGACAATTTTCCTTATAATTGGAGTAAGACTTATGAATCCAATGTAATTCCACGTGTCGGTGATACTATCGAGGATCCGATTTGGAAAGATCCAGGAGATTATGAGGTAACCGGAGTTACCATTAACTATGATGCGGATGAATGCTATGTAGGTGTAACTGACTACACGCTTGTAATCCCGATTGAGCGGAAAGAAGAATTCGGGGAGATGGCAGAATTACACGGATGGAAAGCAAACTGGATGAGATAAGGAGAGAGTCATGGATTATATTGATAAACTTTTTAAGCAGCATCCATTTATTTATCGCATAAACGAAAAATATTATGCTTTTGGAGTTAATGTGTGCGTGGAATGTAACGGAAGAAGTCGGTTATTGGAATCGAGATATAAAAACTTTGAAGAAAGTTAAAAAAACGATGTAACAGATGAAGAAGCGTGGATAATATTCCATAAATTATCGAGCGAAGCAAGTGGTGCAGAGACGAAGAGTAATGTTCATGCAAAAGAAGAGTTTGCCAAATTCAATTTTAGCGAAGAAGATATAAAAGAGCTGACAAAACAAATAGAAAGATATAGGAGTTACTGGTTAGAGCACCATTTGGAAAATCGAGGCAGATAACTGTAAGTATTTTACCAACCATCAATATTCGGTGGTTGGTATTTTTTTACGCATTTTTAAGGAGAAGAGGTGAAAAATTGAAGAAAATACTTGATGCATGTTGTGGAAGTCGTATGTTTTGGTTCGATAGAGATAATCAAGATGTAATATTTGCAGATAATAGAGAACTTGAGACAACATTGTGTGATGGGAGAACACTTCTAGTTAAGCCGGATATAAAAATGGACTTCCGGGAGATGCCGTTTTTGGACAATACATTTAAGATTGTGGTGTTTGACCCACCTCATTTAAAACAAGCCGGCAGTGAATCATGGCTTGCTAAGAAATACGGAGTTTTGCCGAAAGATTGGAAAGCATACTTGAAAGCCGGATTCAATGAATGTATGAGAGTGTTAGAACCGGACGGAATACTGGTTTTTAAGTGGAACGAAGAACAAATAAAGCTGAATGAAGTGTTGAAAGAATTCGGAAAGAAACCACTTCTCGGAGATCAGAGAGGTAAGACACGTTGGATTTTATTTATGAAGTAGGAGAAAGTTATGATGAGAAAAAGAATAAAAGAATGGCTGGGGTATACAGTTACAATTTTATGGTTGGGTATAGTTGTTGGGAGTGGGGTAGCAATAGGATTTGTAACAACCTTAGTGCTTTGGAGCAAATAGGAAGAAGTGATTAAATGAGCGAGTACAATTTGAAAAATATCAGAGCAGATAAAGAGGGCAGATATGCAGAGATGTCAGAGCATCCACCAGATAAAAAGGCAGCGGAGAATATGAAGCGTAAGCCGTATCAGAATATGGATGTGCTGGGATACCTGCAGAAGAAGTACAAGATTGGAGGGGATACCGGTGGAGCAGAGACCGGAAGAAAATAACGTAAAGAATGAAAATAACCTGAAGAAGGAATACTTAAGGGGATATCGGACCAACAGAAGACGTATCAACCGTATTGATGATGAAGTAACTGAACTAAGAGAACTTGCAACATCTGTGAAGGCTACGGATTATTCTGGTATGCCACATGGAAGCGGAAATCAGAAAGATCTATCTGATGAGCTTGCAAGAATTGACACGTTGGAAAAGAGACTTGAGCAAGAAAGAGAAAAATGCGTAGAATCCTATATTTCAATTGAGAATCTAATTAAATCTGTAAAGAATGAAGACGAAAATGATGTACTGTTTTATCGATATATCAAGGGACTTCGTTTTTGGGAAATAGCTGAAAAGATGGATTGTTCAGAGCAGTGGGTTCATAAGTTGCACGGGAGAGCATTAGGACGCTTAAAAATACAAAAATAATTTATTATGGTTTATTGAAGTTTAGTATAGATGCATGCGATAATTAAAATGAGCCAAGGCGGAAAACCGACGGCTCGTTAAAACTCCATAGACGCATAAACCTAGAAAGGGACAATCTGGAGACAGGTTGTCTTTTTCGTTGCATAATGTTGAATATTGGGATATTATGGAAGTAGGGTTTAGGTATAGGAGGAAATGTAAATGGAAATATTTATTGCTAAAGTAATTGTAGTTGTTTTGGGGATTTTAGCATATAAAGTGCTGGAGTATGTTTTAGTGAATGGAAGCAAAGATAAAAAGCAGGCGTGTATGTTTAATAATACCATATGGCAATTAGCAGCATATGTATTGTTATGGGGGTTAACCATGCTAGATGGCTTTAACAATAAAACTATTAAAAACTATGTTGATTTAGCTTCTGTTCTAGCAACAACATTTTTAATATTATCAATAAAAAATCAGTATCTTGCTGAAAGAAAACACTATAAAAGAAATCGTAAAGTATCCAAATAGGACGTATAGACTGGCACCCTTCGGGGTGCTTTTCTAATGCGAAAATTTGGATCATTAGCTCAGTTAGTTAGAGCAACCGGCTCATAACCGGTATGTCGCAGGTTCGATTCCTGTATGATCCATTAAAAATATATCAGAATTGAAGGTGGTGAAGTGGCGAATGAACAAAACTTAATCCCATATGGGAAAGGCAATCGAAGTGAGAGCGAAGAAAGAGAAATGCGTTCAAGGGGCGGAAAAAGAAGTGGTGAGACCAGGCGCAGAAAAGCAGCTCTCAGGGATACGATGAACAGGCTATTAACTATGCAGGTGGAAGTTGATGGTCTATCAGATATATTACGGTCAGATGGTGGCGAGAGCACCTACGAGGAAGTCATAGCAATGGCTATGATCCAGCAGGCGTCACTGGGAGATGTGAAAGCTTATCAAGCTATCATGAAGACCGTTGGTCAGACAGAGATGTCTGAGGCTGATCTGGAGGAACAGAAGATTCGGACAGATAGAGCCAAGAGAGCCAGAGATCAGGAGATTGGTGATACGGACAATCAGGATGAGAATATCCGTGATTTCCTGAAAGCTATGAGACCGACACAGGAAGATTTAGATAATCTGTTTGCTGGTGAAGTGGAGGTAGATGAAGATGCCGAAGGTACAGAAGAAGCCAGCGAAGTTTAAGTTTTCCCCATTTTCTATTCAGCAGCAGAAACTTATGCACTGGTGGAGGCCTCCACTGGTCAGCTCGCAATGCGATTTTGTGGTGGCGGATGGAGCCATCCGATCAGGAAAGACTATAGCCTGCATTATTGGCTTCCTCACTTGGTCGCAGGAGATGTTCACAGGTCAGTCTTTTATTCTGGCCGGAAAGACAATGGGAGCACTAAAGAAGAATGTAATTCGACCTATGCTACAAATTCTTGAAGCATGGTGCTGGCCATACAATTACGTGCGCTCCGGAACGGATGCAAGGATTGAGATTGGCACGAACACCTATTACCTGTATGGAGCCAATACGGAAGCAGCACAGGACGCTCTGCAGGGGCTCACTGCAGCAGGAGCTTATCTTGATGAGGCAGCATTGTTCCCGAAGAGTTTTGTAGATCAGGCAATCGGACGTTGTTCAATTGATGGAGCTAAGATCTGGATGAACTGCAACCCGGCGGGACCACACCATTATATCCGGGAAGAGTATATTCTCCAGGCAATAGAGAAGAAAGTATATCATCTGCACTTCATGATGACAGATAACCTTACCCTATCACCGAAGGTACTGGAGAGATACCGTAGAGCATGGCCACATGGCAGTGTATTCTATAAGCGTTTTATTCTCGGAAAATGGGTTGCAGCGGACGGGCTTATCTATCAACAGTTTGCCAATCACACGAAAGATTATCTCATTGACCGGAAGTGGCTTGAAGATAATCAGATTATGTATGCAGTGATCGGAGTCGATTTCGGAGGTACGAAGTCGGCTCATTCCTTTACACTGACGGGATTCACAAAAGGGTTCAAGCAGGTGATTGTATTAGATGAGTATTACTGCAAGAAGCGTATCAATCCAAAACAGCTTCAGGACGATTTTATTGATTTTGTCCGGAGAGCGCAATCGAAGTACAAAGTATATGAAGCATATTGTGACAGTGCAGAGCAGACGCTTATATCTGGGCTTGAGACAGCCTGTATTCAGGAGCATGTTGTGATTGATATTAAGAATGCACTCAAGGGTCCGATTAATGACCGGATAGCGTTCTACAACAGCCTGATAGCGCAGCACAGGTGGAAGATTATGAAGCATTGCACGCATATCATTGCTGCGTTTGAAGAGGCAGTATATGACGAAAAGAAAAAGAATATGGACGTGCGACTGGATGATGGTGAGATGAACGTTGATAGTCTGGACAGTACAGAATACAGTACAGAAAGCATACAGGATGAAATTATGTATATTGCAGCATAGGAGGTGGAAACGTGAGTGATAGCACATATAAGAAAATAAAGGAATATTTGGTGCAGAGAGGGTATCCGGCAGTGCCAGATGAAACATATGACCATATTGACGAATGGCTGGAGTGGTATCAGAACGACGTTGAGAAGTTCCACCACTATAAGCTATACAATGGAGCAGTTACGACGAAGCAGGAGCGCTATAAGCTGGGAATGGCTAAGACAGTCTGTGAGGACTGGGCGAATCTGCTTTTGAATGAAAAGGTGTCCATTAAGGCTGGAAAATATAGTGAACGGTTGTCGGAAATACTTAGATACAATAATTTTTCTAAGCAGGGAAATCAGCTGATTGAAAAAGCTTTTGCGCTTGGCACGGGAGCTTTCGTGGAGTATCTAAATGCAGATGGTAAAGTGATTATTGATTATATTCGTGCCGATATGATATACCCGCTGTCTTGGGATAATGGGGATATTACAGAGTGTGCGTTTGGAACAGCGAAGATGTTGAACGGAAAAGAAGTCATATATCTGCAGATGCACCGGTTCGGAAAGGTTGACGATGGAGAGAATAGCGACCAGTATTACATCGAAAATGTGTACATCGATGCAAAAAACGGGAAAGAGATTGAAGTCCCGGAGGATATTGAAGAACTGGTATCTACAAAGAGCACAGAGCCGTTATTCCAGATTATAACACCGAATATCTGTAATAACATAGATTTAGACACCCCACTTGGAGTATCCGTATATGCAAACGGAATTGACGAGGTGAAAGGCTGTGACCTTATCTATGACAGCTACATGAATGAATTCGTTTTGGGACGCAAACGAATCATGGTCCCGATTAGCCAGGCAAGAGTACAGATGGAAAAAGATGGCGTAGTAAATCCGACCTTTGATCCTAACGATACTGTGTATTATCTGCTTCCGGAAGATAGAAACGGAAACAATCAGCTGACCGAGGTTGATATGACTATCCGGGCACAGGAGCATGAACTTGGCATCCAGAAGTCATTAGATCTCCTGAGCCTTAAAGTTGGAATGGGAGCTGGAAGATACCGCTATGATTCTGGTGGAGTTAAAACTGCAACTGAAGTAATTTCGGACAAGTCAGATCTGTATCAGAATCGTCAGAAGCATTGCATTGTGATTGAAGATGTGATTATCAACATGGTACGTGCAGTGTCATTTCTTGATACCAAAGAAGCTGTTGAAGCAACAGTGGATTTTGACGATTCTATCATTGAGGATAGCAACTCACTCATTGATAAGAATGTTAAGCTTGTGAATGCAGGTCTTCGTTCCAAGCTTACTGCAATCATGGAGATTAACAAGTGCTCTGAACAGGAAGCTCAGGAAGAATTAGAGCGAATCAGGCAAGACAATCAAATTACCGGACAGGATATTGATTGGACAGGAGGAGATGATGATGAACTGGACGAGGAGGACGATTCACCCGAAGAGAAAGAGGGTGAGGAGAATCAAGAACCCGATGATTCTAAGAGTGGCAAAGCGCCTAATCCAGGTGATAAGGAGTAGGTGGTAATTTGTGAATATACTGGAGAACCAACAGCTTGCAGAACCTGTGGACGGCATCTATATTGATCTAGAGGCTCAAATATTACAGAATATCGCCAGACATCTACAGGGGTGGGAGCAACCCATTGATACTGACAGGTGGCTGATGCAGAAGCTGGCTGAGATTGGAAAGCTTAATCAGGAAAATATCCGGCTGATTGCCAAGATGTCTGGATTAAGTCAGACTGCAACTGAAAGAATGCTGAATGAAGCAGCACAGGATGCTATCGACAATATGGAACCAGGACTCCGATACATGGCAAGGCGGGGACTCGCTGAGGAAGCTGTACAGGCTGATAAGAGCAAGAACGTGAAGCGTGTAGTGCATAGCTTCCGAAAACAGGCGAAAGATACGCTGAATATGTGCAACACAGTCATGTTGTACAAGGCATCTGAGAAATACAAGGGTCTCGTCAGCAATATAGCGCAGGAGGCATGGAACATTCTGAACAGTGGTGCTGGAGGAGTGGTGAGTGGTGTTGAGTCAAGACAGCAGGCGGTTAGACGGTGCATCAGACAGTTGAATGATAAAGGAATTCCGGCATTCGTGGATAAGCGCGGGCGAGAGTGGACCCCAGAAGCCTATGTGAACATGGCTATGAGGAATACGGCCAGAAGTACAGCCGAGGAAGTTCAGGACGCCAGGATACGAGATGCCGGGTGTCACTTGATACAGATTGACAGTCATTCCGGTGCACGCCCCAAATGTGCAAAGGACCAAGGCAAGATATTTGACCTGAATAATGGGAGTGGCTACACGGAAGATCTGTACGGAAAGAAGATTCAGTATTACCCTTGGAATTCTTCCAGTTATGGTGAACCGGATGGGATTCTTGGAATAAATTGCAGACACCATAAATGGCCATTTGTTCCGGGAGTAAATGTGCAGAGACATTTTCCTACAGAAGATATGGATGCTAATGATAAGCTGTATAAGCAGACACAGGTGCAGAGAGCTCTTGAGAGGGAAGTGCGAAAGCAGAAACGGGAATGTATGATGCTGGACGCGGCAGGAGATCAGGAGGGGTTCGAGGAAGCTTCTGTAAAGCTCAAGCGGACAGAGAATAAGCTAAAGTATTACGTGAAAGATACTCCCGGATTACACCGCAGGACTGACAGGGAACAGATTGTAGGGTTTGATAAAAGGTTATCTGCAGAAGCTGTGGCGAAGAATAAGAAAGTACAAAAAGAAGTTGCTTTAAAGATAAGAAATGATAAAATAAAAGAAGAACTAACAGAAGCAAAAATAAGAGGTGTTCCAAGAATTAATCCGGATAAGATAGATGTTTCGGAGTTCTCGTTTGATGCTGGACATATAAATGCAGAAAGAGAACATAGTGTTTCCAGAGAAGAGGCAGAAAGATTTATAAAAGAAGCGGATATTTCTCTTACTCGCTGGAATGGAAGATTTGTAAACTATTACGGACCTAATGGAGCCGTATACGTTGATACAGAAAATAATAATATTCGAACAGCATTTAAGAAAGAACAATTCGATGAACAAACACTAAAAATCAGGGAGGTGGCAGAAAAATATGGCATCAAAAAAGATTAAATGTCCGTTATTGGGGACTGAAATTGAAGATGGGATATGCTTTGATATCCATATGAATGTTGAAGGACTGGCACCTGATTGGACAATTCCGGAAGCGGTGCGAAAAGTCACTGGTTATAAGGAAATCTGTTTAAAATGTCCGAATCATAGGGAAGATTAACGCCACTGATCAGAAATGGTTGGTGGTATTTTTATACGCATTTTTAGGAGGTGATGCTATTGATTGCAATAAATATTACCAGAACTGGTCTGACGGTAGATGGCCATGCAGGATGTGCAAAAATCGGAAATGATATCATTTGTGCAGCTGTATCAGCATTAACACAGGGACTTGTACATTCGCTCAAAGCGCTTACAGATGACGAGATCTCTTACCACATTGCTGACGGGCATATTGATATAGAATACAAGGATTTATCAGAAAAGGGTTGTCTTCTGGTAGATTCTTTTTTTATTGCAGTAAGTGACATTCAGCAATCTTACGGCACTGAATACGTACAAGCTACGGTTGCCGACGGGCGTTAAGCGGAGAAATGGAGGATAATTATGAAGAACATGAACATGAAAGAAAGATACTGGACAATGAACCTGCAGATTTTTGCCGGAGACGGAGGAGACGATGATTCGGGAGAAGAAGGCGGAGATGATGATAACGATGATCCAGGAGACGATGATGACGACAGTGACGATGATGAGCCAGAAGAGAATGAAAAGAAATTTTCCCAGAAGGATGTAGATGATGCCGTCAAGAAACGTCTTGCCAGAGAAAAAAGAAAATGGCAGAGAGAACAGCAGAAAAAGGCTGGAAAGAAACCGAACGGTAAGGTCAAGACCGGAGAGAGTAGCGAGAAAGAAGATGATGATACTGAAACACAGGAGCTCCGTGATAAGGCTGCAAAGGCAGATGAGATGGAGATGAAATGGACATGCCTGGAGCATGACGTGGATAAGGCTTGTGTGGATGATGTTCTTGCACTGGCCAGAGTGCACATGGCTAAAGATGAGGATATGGATATCGAGGACGCTATCGACGAGGTATTGAAGAAATACCCACAGTTCAAAGAATCTTCCAAGGATAAAGACGAGGAGGATGATGAAGAAGAACCAAGAAGCAAGTCCTGGGGACAGAGACAGAATGGCCGCAGAAAGAAAATGTCTGGTGTTGAGGCGGCGTTCTATTCAAAGAACCCAGGATTAAAAGATGATTAAGGAGTGATAATAGTATGAAATTTATGATGTATTTACAGCTTTTTGCACACGCACACCAGGAGCGCTGGTCTTCGCTGGTGGACAAAAAGCTCAGACAGACTCTTGTTACAAGAGATAACTATATTTTTAACACTAACTACGAAGGAAATCCAAAAGCTGGAAAGGTTAAGATTCCGGTAAGAGACACGGAAGTAGCGGTCAAGGATTATGACAAAGCTACAGGAGTTGACCTAGACAAAGGTTCGACCGGATATATTGATCTGGACATCGACCAGGACAAAGCAGTCAATGAGCTGATTGACGGATATGATGCCACAGCAGTTCCGGATAATCTGGTTGCAGATCGCTTGGATTCAGCTGGATACGCACTTGCATTGGAGATGGATAAGAAATCTATCAATATGTTGGAGACAACGGAAGGTATTAAAGTGTGTGCAACAAAAACAGCTGCTACAGATGCAAATGCATACAAACATGTGCTTGATGCCAAGACCTATCTGACACGAATTGGTGTTCCGACAGATGGACGATGGATGATTTGCTCTCCAGAGTTCATGGCGGTGCTGATGATGGACGACCACTTTATTCGCCAGGGAGATCTCTCTCAGAGAATGAAAGAGGCAGGTGCAACAGGAGCAATTGCTGGATTCGCGCTGTTTGAATCAGGAAATACAATGGTTGGTGATACGAAAATCGTTGCATCTAAGAAGACTACGACTGAATTTATTGCCGGTCACCCAAATTGGTGCCATCGTGTGCAGGAGTGGGGTGTGGATGTCCATATTCAGGATCTTGGTGGATCTGGAAAATATATCGGAGCTTCTGCAGTACAGGGTCGTAAGATCTACGGTATGAAGATCTCAAAACCACAGACCGTATATGTGAAGCGTACAGAGGTGTAAGGAGCTGATCTGAATGTATGTGGATGAAACATATTACAATGATGTATTCAAAGGGGAGCCGGTAGAATCTGCCGGTTTCTCTGTATTGTGTCAACGAGCCGGAGAGATTGTTGAGGAGCTGACGTTATATAGGCTTACAGAAGAGGGTTTCCCTATGATGCCGGAAACGACGCAGAAGCTTGTGAAGAATGCGGTGTGCGCACAGATTGAATATCTGGACGCGAACGGTGGGGCAGAGATGGATATGGAAAATGGAATGTCAGGAGCAACACTTGGTAAGTTTTCATACTCTGGAGCATCTTCTGGCAACGGATCCACGGAACAGTCTATATTTTCGCCGAGAGCGGAGAGAATACTCTGGCCGACTGGGCTGACCTATCGAGGAGGGACATATTGATGAGACCGATTCCGAAAAGATTATTGATTCATACAGCTACCCTGTATCAGCGAGTCAATGTGGATAAGTGGGGGAAAGGCGAACTGGATGGGGGACAGGAACTGTCTAACATCCGGATAGAGCCATCCAAACAGATTATCCGGGATAAGAATAATGCAGAGGTACAGTTGGCTGCTACGCTTTTCTATGACTGTCGCAACAGCAGACCTTCTGATGTTTCTTTTGAGGTTGATCAGATTATTGATTTTAACGGACAGAAGCATCAGATTAAGACGGTAGAGCCTCTGTATGATAATTCAAAACTGCATCATTATGAGATAGGAATGGTGAGATATGGCAAAGATTAATACGCGGGTTACATTGCGAACACCACAGGCAGCTGCATTAATAAAGGCAGCGAGTAACGAGGCACTGACAGATATGGGGTTACAGGCGTTGCAAGATGCGTCAAAACATGTGCCGCATGATGCGGGAACACTTGAAAATAGTGGATTAACCAATAGCGATAAAAAGGCTAAAAACGGTAAATTTGCTATGAAGTGGGAAGAACCGTATTCACAGTATCTATGGAATGGAGATGTAATGTATGGAAATCCAACAGAAAGGCGATATGGTCCTAAAAAGATTTCTTTCACGGATGCACTTGCACATGCGGAATGGGCGAAGTATGCCAGGGAAGTATACGGTGAACAGTGGAAGCAAGTATTCCAGGCGGCACTAAAAAGGAGGCTGAAGTGATGCTGACAGAATTATTAGAACTAATTGTAGATACGGCAGAGAAGAACTGCAGTCTTGACGCAGAGATTTCCCTGGAGGAACTTCCGGCAGATGGAGGCATATATGCTGAACTTGGTGAAGGATTCACGGAATCGACAAGCTACAACAAGCAGGAAGTCAAGATGATCCCGGTATTATTCCTGTGCCGACACGCAGATCAGAAACGTTGCCTGGAACAACTGTGTGAGATTGCCGGATATCTGAGTGGATTAAAGAAGTACCCGCAAGGAAAGACATTTTCGTGGCTGGACACAACAGTAGCAAAGGAACCAAGTAAGATAGGGCGAGATGAGGACGGGGTGTATCATTATTCCTGCATCTTGAACTGTAAAATATATTGTTAAGAAAGGGTGATATTATGAAGAACATGGATTTACAGATATTCGCGGAGCCAAATGTCCCAAGTAATCCGATTACTCCGGAAATCAACTATGAGACAGAGGCATTCATCAACACGTCTCCAGCAGAAGGACAGCCTACTTGGGCGTCGCTTGCGAATTTGACAACAAATATGGCGCAGAGCTTAAATGAGGTCATTCAACAGCTTACTTATTACGCCGACAAAGGCTGGGGATCCAGTGAGGTAACAGGTGCACAGCTTACATTAACGCTGACAGGCTCAGTGAAGCCAGGTGATGATGCGTGTGATTATATTTTGAGTGATGATGTGATGTACGGACTTGGCGAGAAGAGAAAGACACATATGAAGCTGCAGAAAGGCAAAAAGATAATTATTTGGCCGATTACACTGGCGAACATTACACCGGCTTATGGGGATGCGAATAATATCAATTCACTGACTGTGACCATTCATGGTAATGGACGTCCGTCAATCGGTACAACAGCGTAGGGAGGGCACGGCTCTCCCTTTTTAGGAGGTAAAAATCATGGCATATCAGGCAAAACGAAACAAAAGATTTGAGGAAGACTTCGAACTGGTAGATGAAAATGGCGTTGTGCAGCATACATTGAAAGTATCCTTGGATGCAGATGATATGGTCGCAAAGATTAATCGGAAATACACGGCACTGGTCAGAGCGCTTTCAGATGTGCAGGAAATCAAAAGAAAAGAAGCCAGCAACGAACAGCTAAGTGATGCGGTCGAGATTCTTGGAAGAGCAGAAATAGACATGTTTGAAGCCGTATTTGGAGCAGATGGGACAGAGACCATTCAGCAGTTCTACAAAGACCATTATATCGAGATGGCAAAGGAAGTCATCCCATTTATTACCGGAGTTGTTATTCCAAGGCTTACTGAAATCAAGGCGGAGAATAAGAAAGCATTGGTGAGTCAGTATAATCGCGCGAAAAAGAGACGGAGATTCTTGTAATGGGAGTCTTGACAGAGCTTCCGTCCTATCGTATTTGCACAGACAAAGGGAGATTTGACATCAACCCGGCTTTTGATATTATCCTTGAGGTACAGAGGCTGTACAAAGAGGAATCGCTGACGGATTACGAAAAGATTCAACAGGCGTTGAGCATGTTGGTTCGAAACAGGTGGAATCTCAGGTTATTGAAGCCGGCAGAACAGTTGAAGCTCATGCAGGATATCACAAGCAGATATATTGAAGTGGAAAAGCGCCCACAGATTAAGAAGAGTCCAGTTCCGATATTAGATTTCGAACGGGATGGAGATTACATCTACGCTTCGTTCATGCAGGCGTACCAGATCGATCTGATTGACGAGCAGGGAAAATTACCTTGGAAAAAGTTCTTGTATCTGTTTAATGGATTGCCGGCTGATACAAAAATCAAACAAATTATGCGGATCAGGCAGATGCCAGTTCCGGAATACAATGGCAAGAATTCAAAAGAGATACAGGAAATCAATGAGATGAAATCTTATTATGCTCTTCCGGTGCAAGGCGGAGGAGGACAGTCTGGATTAGATCTATTGTTCCATACATTGGAGGGAATGGCAAAGAGATGATAGCAGACGGAAAGAAAATTAAAAAAATAGAGTGTCCGCATTGCGGGCATAAACAGAACATATTTTACAAAACAGGAGCCAGTTGCAGAGGGCTCTTTTTTAAGTGCAAAAATCCAAACTGCAGAAAGGAATTTGAAATAAGACTATAAAAGCCATTGTGCCACTGTGCCGGCGAATGAATAAAGGCAGGTGGGGCAGGTGTCCAAGAATAGTGGCGGAGAAGTTACTTATGAATTAGTAGCTGATGACAGTCAACTTGAGTCAGATCTTAATGAGGCTGGAAAGAAAGTTGAAAAATCAGCCAAGAAGACAGCGAAGAAATCAGAAGATGCGGAAAAAGAAAGTGCTGAGGTAAAAAAATCTGTAAAAGAGGACGTTACCAAGAAGAATGAGCAGGAAAATGACAAACAGGAAAAAGATGATGATGATTCGTACCAGAACCGCGAGGAGTCCGCCAAGTTGCATGGATCCAAGCTATCGTCTATAGCATCAGGAACGGCTAAGGCTATAGGAGCTGGTATGCTTGCTGCCGGAACTGCAATTGCAGGTGTCAGTGTTGCTGCTGTGAAAAGTGCGAACGATATCGACCAGGCAATGAACCAATACATTGCCAGTACCGGAAAAAGTACCGAGGAAACAGAACGGTATAAGAAGGTCATGGAGGATATCTACACCAATAATTACGGGGACTCCTTCGAAGACATCGGGGAGGCAATGGCATCAATCACTCAGAATCTCGGTGATCTTGATGATGCGTCACTACAGAACGTAACCGAATCAGCGTTCGCATTGCGTGATACGTTCGGATACGAAATACCAGAGTCAACCAGAGCTGCCAAGGCTATGATGGATAATTTTGGTACATCTGGCGAAGAGGCAATGAATCTCATTGCTGCAGGTGCTCAGAATGGACTGGATTATTCCGGAGAGCTTCTTGATAGCATATCAGAATATTCCGTGCAGTTCGCAAAAGTCGGACTGGATGCAGATGACATGTTTAAGATATTCCAGAAAGGTGCGGAATCGGGAGCATTTAACCTGGACAAGGTCGGCGATGCGGTGAAAGAGTTCTCTATCCGTGCAATTGACGGTTCTGACACCACTGTAGATGGATTTAAGCGAATTGGATTAAACGCTGATGAAATGGCTGCCAAGTTCTCGGAAGGTGGAGACACAGCAAAACAAGCATTCCAAGAAACGGTTGCAGCACTTGCCTCTATGGAGGATCCGTTGGAGCAGAATACAGCCGGAGTTGATCTGTTTGGCACCATGTGGGAAGATCTTGGACCTGAGGCCGTGACTGCCCTTGCAAGCATTGAAGAGGGGGCTTATGACACTGCCGGAGCGATGCAACAGATTAAAGATATCAAATACAATGATATCGGATCTGTGTTCGAAGGATTAAAAAGAAGTCTGGAGGTACTAATCGTTCCGCTTGGAGAACAATTAATTCCTCTCTTGGCAGAAATCATTGATGATACGTTGCCGTTGCTGGAAGAGGCGCTATCTCCGGTTGTGGATGCTGTATCAGACGTAATAGATGCTCTGATGCCAGCAATAGAGGATGTTCTTCCGACATTAATGGAATCCTTAGAAGGAATAGGCGTGCCTATCATGGACCTCATAGATGAAGTGATTCCTCCATTATTGAGTGCGTTTAATGAGATTCTTCCGCTAGCAGCACAGCTTGTTGGAGAAGTATTACCTGTTATAACAAACCTGTTAAGCATGTTACTTCCTCCATTGGTAGAAATTATAAGCACGTTATTACCGCCACTTATTGAACTGGTGTCAGCACTGATGCCGATACTGGAGGCTGTGATTGGAGTTTTGCAGCCGATACTTGATTTGTTCACGGAGTTGTTAACTCCAATTGTAAATCTGATAACACAAGGATTAACTCCGTTAGTGAATGCCATTACGCCACTGATACAAATTATATCAAGTCTGTTAATTCCGATATTAAACAGTATGGGGAGCGTGTTTACAAGTGTGCTGTCTGGTATGCTGTCAAATACAACCAGTATCATTGGAAATATATCTAATATCTTAAGGAATTTGATAGACTTTATTAAAAACGTTTTTACTGGAAATTGGCGCGGCGCATGGGAAAATGTGAAGCAGATTTTCTCGAATGCTGTTTCTGGTCTGGCCACCATTTTTAAAGCGCCGATTAATGCAATCGTTGATGGCTGGAATGGCTTGGCCAGTAGCCTTGGAAGCGTAACAATTCCAGATTGGGTACCGGGAATCGGAGGTGGTTCCTGGAGCCTTCCGAAGATGCATCGAATGAAGATAGGTATGGATTACGTGCCGTATGATTTGTATCCGGCGTACCTGGACGAAGGCGAGTGGGTACTTACCAAAGAGGAGGCGGACGTGCTTAGATCTTATGGTGGCTTGGAAGGAATGATTGGAATGATTGACCGAAGCGCGCCGAGTGTCAATGTGAGCGTACAGGGGCAGAGCAAAGATTTTGATTATGAAAAATTTGGACGAGCCACAGTTGACGCCATGATTGCGGCGGGAATTGGATTTAAGTGTGACGATAGAGAGTTTGCTAGACTAATAAAGGATTTGATTGATTATGTATAATATCTATTACATTGGAGCACAGAACTCTGAAAGAATTGACTTCTGCCAGTGGCCGTATATGGTCACTGGTGGAGACTTGTTCGATGGAGAGTTTGATGCAATTGAAGATGATGACAGGATTCAAGGGTGGGAAAGAAAAATCACCAGTAAAAAGCTAAATATAGAAATACATGCAGTTGGAGTGTCATTGGAGCAAGCTATTGATCAATTAGAAAATATAGCTGAAAAAGATGTGTTGAATACAACGCCAGGACGACTCTATGTTGGATCCAGTTATATGAAAGGATGGTTGATTGGAACCACTAAGGATCGGTGGGTAAATGACATTGACAGTATCAGCAACGAACTGACATTTAAGAGTGATTATCTGTATTGGATTACAGAGGAAGAATTCCATTTTTATAAGCAAGGAAGTGGGAATGCTGAAAAAATGGAATGGCTGGAATTTCCATATAATTTTCCATATGAATTTTCTAATGTTAGGAACTTACAGTATATCAATAATAGCAATTATACAGCTTCGGGTTTTAAGATGATTATCTATGGACCGTGTATTAATCCGCTGATCCGGATTGCAGGACACATATACGAGCTTCGTACAACTCTGTATGAAGGTGAATATGCTGTAATCGATTCAAGTACCAGATATGCGAAAGACCGAAAAATTGTAAAAGTAAGAAATGATGGAACGGAAGAAAATCTTTTTAACAGCAAGAACAATGCAAGCTCTATCTGGGAAAAAATACCAGCAGGCTTAAGTATCGTGTCGTGGAATGGCGCGTTTGGGTTTGATATTATCTTGTTCAATGAAAGGGGGACGCCAAGATGGACTTCACGCTAACTGATATTTATGGCCGGGAAATGGGTCCGCTTGAACATTGTGGTGTCAACATGGTTCTTGGTACAGATAATGATTTTCAGATAACAATCCAGAATAGTCTCTATGACAAGGAGAGGCACGGAAAAAACTGCCGGTTTTTCTGCTCTGATACAGAGTATGGAGGCCTGATCAGGAACACGAACCCGATTACATCTGATAAGACGGTGAAACTTACCGGAATGACCTGGAGAGGTCTATTGAATCAACGGGCAATTAATCCAGCCAAGAATACATACGTCTATCTGAATGGTGAGGCAAATATGGCATTATCTACATATATTACAAAACTTGGGATGACTGAATTGTTCGAGGTATCCGGAGAAGATAGCGGGATTATCCTTAATAACTATCAAGTCCCATTGCAGACGATGCTATTAGATGCTTTTGACCAGGCACTTGCAGCGCAAGACGCAAGACTTGAAATTCGGTACAAACAAGGACCGGCAAACGGAAGAGGGTATGTATTGCTCAAAGCTGTGCCGATTACAGATCACTCCAGTAACATAGAACTGAATGAAGATGGTTCTGTAAAGCTGAATATCTTAGATTATCAAAATGGGGTTAATCATCTCATATGTCTTGGGGCTG